AACGGCGGTTCAGGCATTGTAATACTTAGATACGCAGTTTAAGAGGTAGTAGAAATGGCACATTATGCAAAAGTAAATTCAGGAACAGTTGAGCAAGTGATTGTAGCTGAGGCAGATTTTTTTGATTCGTTTGTTGATACATCTCCGGGCGAATGGATTCAAACATCCTACAACACTCATGGGGGCGTTCATTCAGATGGTGGAACTCCACTGCGTATGAACTACGCTGGCATGGGATTCACATATGATTCAGCTAAAGATGCGTTCATTCCACCTAAGCCATATGCGTCTTGGACTCTTGCAGATGCAACTTGTCTTTGGGAAGCACCAACAGCTTACCCTTCAGATGGTGCAGCATATACATGGGACGAGTCTACAACGGCTTGGGTAGCTGTAGGTGAGTAACCAATTTATTATTAAGGGCGTTTGATATGAGCAAAGCGAGAAACCTAGCAACGTTGTTGACCACAGACGGCTCAGTTAAAACAACTAAGTATTCTGATAGTGTAGGTGGGCAATCTGATTTTGTAGCGTCAGGTACGTTGCCTAATGGTGTTCCCGTCATTTTAAAAGCAGACGGGACTATAGAAGTTGTTGCTGGAACTTCAGCAGTTACAGAAAATATTCCAAAAGCAGTAGGAACTACGTTTAAATCTGCTCTTGTTTCAAATTTAGCAATAGCTTTTAATCCAAATGTAGCAGGTAATTTTGTTATAGCATACGATTCAAAGTTGTTAGCAGGAACAGTAAGTGGAAGCACTCTTTCTTTTGGGTCTGAAGTTTCTACAGGGTTAACTAATACAACGTATATGAGTATATCATTTGATCCAAATACTGCGAATAAGTTTATTGTAGTAGGAAAAATGCAATATGGATCAGTAATATTAGGTACTGTTTCTGGTACTACAGTTACTGTAAATACTACTGCTAACTTTCAACAATCTGCTGTGTCATGGGTTACAGCAAAGTTTGATCCAAACAACGCTAATAAATTTGTACTTATGTATAGGGACGATACTAATTCAAATAAAGGAACTGCAATTGTAGGAACTATTTCAGGAACCACAATAACTTTTGGTTCTAAAAACGGATTATCTTTTAATAACACTTTCAATCATGTAATAGCTTTTGATCCAAGTAACGCTAATACTTTTGTACTTAACTACTCTGTAGGTTCTCATCCTTCTTGGACTGCTGGCGCTATTGTAGGAACAATATCTGGAACGACTGTAACATATGGAGCTGCAGCTACCTATAATTCTTCAAAGTTTGCTAACTATGCTGACATAGCTTTTGACCCTAATTCAGCTGGTAAATTTATAGTTGTTGGTGCAGCTGGTAACAATAGTAATTATGGAACAGCAGTTGTAGGAATTGTTACAGGTACTTCTATTGCTTTTGGAAGCCCTGTTGTTTATCACTCAGGTGCGGCTTATTACAATAGTGTAAGGTTTAACCCGCATAAAGCAAACCAGTTAGTAGTGGCTTATACTTTTAACGGGGGGCAGCAGTACGCGTATGTGAGTGTAGGAACTGTCAGTGGAACTGCTATAACTTTTGCTACTCAGATAGTAATTAATGCTGGCGCTGGTTCTGCTTTAACAAGTATATCTTTCGATCCTAATAACGCGAATAACTTTGGAGTGGTATATAGGAATGGAGATAATTCAAACTACTCAGAGATGGTAGTTGGTGTAGTGGGATCTCCGGCAGGAACAAACATAACAAGCTCTAATTTTATAGGAATACCTGATGCTGCTTATGCAGATGGTGAAACAGCAACTGTAAAATTACAAGGAAGCTTGGCAACTAACCTATCTGGCTTAACAGCTTCAGAAACTTATTACGTTCAAAATGATGGGACACTAGATTCAACTGCTGATTCTCCATCTGTAGAAGCAGGCAAAGCATTATCAGCAACCTCAATTTTATTAAAGGGTATTTAGATGAAGACGATTATCGAGAACGGCACAAACATCAGCAAGTATATGTTTGCTAATTCAGTGGCTATTACTATGGGTGCAGACTCTATTACAACTCCTGATTTTATTATCGGAGATATGAATACAAGTAACTGTACGCTAGTTGAAGGCGTTACATCTCCCTCTGGTTGGGCTGGATGCAAACACACCTTTGATGGCACAACATGGGCCGCTAACCCAGATTGGGTTGAGCCAGAAGCAGAAGCAGTCCCTGAGTAATTAGGTGCTGATATAGCAGTTCAACTCATAAAGGAAGTCAGTTATGTACTACGCCGTAATAGCCACTATGCTCGCAACTACGGAACCTACATTTCCTGTCGTTATAGCAAGCTATGCGACGATGGACCAATGCAGACTCGAACTTGTCGATATTGCAAAAATTGATGGGTTTAAGCTTGTTGTAAGCCCTTTTGTTGGGTATGCAGTCGTGAAGATGGACGAGAAAAAATCGACGATGGGTTTTTGTGCTAAAGATATTAGAGGCGTGTAAGTGTGGTCATCTCCACTAGAGTTATATCCAGTACATGTATCGCCAACTCTTGCTCCACAAGGGCAGGCGTTGGTTATTGAGCCGCAAGTGAATCGAGTGAATGCGGAGTATCTTGTTGTTCAACCATCAAGAGAACCATACGGGATTCCCGTAGAGTACACACGGAGATTGTGGATATGTTAGCAGAACTGGCTATTGCGAATGCGGCGTTTGCAGTGATTAAGCAAACTTTATCCAATGGTAGGGAATTAGCCGACGCAGGTAAAGCTGTCGGTGACTATTTTGGTGCTGAAAAAACCATAGCTAAAGCAGCAGCGAGTGGTAAAGGAGACGTGCTTGCCATGTTTCAAGCCAAAGAACAGTTGGCTAGGCAAGAAGAAGAATTAAAATTCATGTTAAATAAGCAAAGATTGCAGGGGTATTCTGACTTTTTAAAATTTAAAGCAGCTTACACTCGCGAACAAAAAGAAATAGAACTTGCAGCGCGCAAACAAAGGGCAGCAAAAGCAAAAGCATTAGATGAAAATCTGATGGTAGCCATGAAAGTGTTTGGCATATTGATTCTGATAATGGGGGCGCTGTTCGGTGTCGCTATTTATGTGAGGTAACGCATGGGTATTTTAAAAACGATTTTTGGTAGTGGGGATGTGATCAGCAAAGGGCTAGAGCTCATTGACGATATGCATACCTCTGATGTTGAGATGGTTGAGGCCCGCACCAAGGCCAAAACAGACCTACTGGCGGCTTACGCGCCGTTCAAGATCGCACAACGCTACCTAGCATTAATGTTTGGTGGCTCATACGTTATCTCATTCTGGCTATGTATTGTTCTTGTTTTCTTAGACAAGCCAATGGAACCCGTCATTAAGGTGATGGAAGTGTTTAGTATTTCGATGATTATGATAATTATTGTGACGTTTTACTTTGGGGGCGGGTTAGCTGAAGGCGTGATGAACAAGCGAAAAACTTAACTATAGTATAGAATAGCAGTTCAGCTACTAACGTTATTACTGTATGTACAGTATTTAGGAAATTTATATGGAACATCGCCCATTAACTGAAAGCGAGAAGCAAGAAATTGCTGAGATGGCGGCAGACAGAGCGTACCAACGATTTTACGCTGTGGTCGGTGAGAGTGTTGTGAAGAAGATTTTATGGGTATTAAGTGCTGGCGCAATTGCGTGCTTGGTTTATTTTAACGGGGATATCCCAAAACCATGAAAAGTTACTTCACTGCTGACGAACTTCGATGCCAACACACAAGCAAAGAGGGGATAACGCCTGAGTTTCTAGAGAAACTTAACGCGATTCGCCATGAGTGCGATTTTCCATTCACTATTACGTCTGGCTATCGTGCGCCAGAGCATCCGATTGAAGCAAGAAAAGCGACTCCTGGTGCACACGCTTCGGGTCGGGCGGTTGATATTGGTGTTCGAGGGGATCGCGCGCTTAAAGTGATTGAAGTGGCACTCAAACACGGCATGACCGGTATTGGTGTGAATCAAAAAGGCGGGTCGCGTTTCATACATCTTGATGATTTAGACGCATCAGGAAAATTCCATAGACCTACAATCTGGAGTTACTAATGCCAGGCTTTATTATTGCAGATTTTGGAGGTATGTCGACTGCGCTATCTCCAAAAACATTGAAAGCAAACATTGCGACGTACGCAAAAAACTGTGAAGTGGGTGATGGGCGACTAAAGCCACTAAAGACTACAACAGCAGTGTCACCTAACCCATTAACGACATCGGCACAAAGCATATACGAATACACTACAGGTTCATGGTTTGAATTCGGTATGGACGTTGACGTTGCGCGTGTCCCTAACGCGTTTGATGTTACTAACAAAGTTGTCTACACAGGATACACTTATCCCCGAATTACACGAAATGATATTGCTGTTGGCGCTAGCCCTATGCCTGTGGCTTCATATCGGCTAGGGCTTCCTGCTCCGACAGCGGCTCCGACATTATCCGTTGGAGGTACGATTGTTGTAGATTCTTTAGACGATTACCGATCTTACCTTTATACATGGGTTGATGCGTGGGGAGAAGAATCTACGATTAGTCCTTTGAGCACTTCCGTGAATGTGCGCGATGGGCAGAACGTAACTGTGACTTTCCCGACTGCGCCATCAGGTGCCTATAATTTAGGCACGGGCTCATTCAAGCGTTTGTACCGAAGTAATTCTGGCACTGCGGCTACTGCTTTTCAGTTTGTTGCAGACGTTCCGATTGGGACCACCACATACTTAGATACGATTGCGACTGCAGGTTTAGGTGAAGTTGTACCTACAGTGACTTGGGTTAGGCCGCCAGATGATGATGCGTCTGATTTTCCTTCAGGTCAGATGTTAGGTGCAACTACGTTACCAAGTGGCGCTATTGTTGGTTTTTCTGGTAAAACATTGGTGTACTCTGAGCCTTACATTCCGTACGCTTTTCCGCTGAACTACCGCTATACGCTTAAAGACGACATTGTAGGCATCTCTCCTAACTCGCAAGGGCTAGTGGTTGCTACAACAGGGAAGCCACATTTAGCTGTGGGGCATGACCCTGCGAGTGTGTCGGTGCTTGAACTAGATGAATACCAATCTTGTGTCAGTAAGCGATCTGTCGTTGATATGGGCGAATCTACTATTTATGCAAGCCCCGATGGTTTGGTGCTAGTTTCAGGGAATACTGTAAGCGTGGTGACTGAAGCTATTTTTACGAGGGAACAATGGCAAGCACTTAACCCATCACAGATTCATGCGTATCGCTACGAAGGTAAGTATGTTGGGTTTACGAACACACAAGGTTTTGTGTTTGATCCTGAAAGCACGGAACAAGCATGGGTGTTTACAGATGTAAGCGCAGCTTGCGGATTCTATTCAGCCAAAGAAGATGCACTTTATGTGGCAAATGGTAGCGTCTTGCACAAATGGGCTACAGGCAGTGAACTAACTTACACATGGAAATCAAAGACGTTTGAATCTCCGATACCTATGAATCTAGGTGCGATTAGCGTGGCGTGTGTAGGTGCAGTATCAGTCAAGATATACGGGGACGACGTACTTCGATCTACAACAGCTTGCACAAACGACACGTTAGTTAGATTGCCTGGGGGATACACCGCATCAGAATGGCGTGTTGAGTTAGAAGGCACAGCACATGTTGATTACGTTAAGTTAGCCACTTCAGTAGGGGAGCTTGCTAAAATTGTCTAGAGAAACTAAGTTACCCGCTATACCTAATAGCAGCGATCCGTCTGTCAAAGCACTCAAAGAAGCTACGGAAGTACGTCTTGGTCGAAGGGGTGATCCGCTTGATCGAGGTTTAACAGTTCGTGATCTTTATGAGAATGGCGTCATTGATGTTGTGGGTTTGCCAGTATTGCCCGTTGTTGGTGGAGGATCTGGCGGATTACCGATTAGGCCAAGGCCCATTATTGGTGATACGAGCCAGCCGCCAGCACCATTAAGTGTCACAGCGGTAGGCGGATTTACAGCAATTATAGTGAGTTGGGCTAAACCCCAACGTAAAGATTTAACAGCGCATATTTATCGCAATACTGTTGATAATTTAAGCACGGCAGTTGCCGTAGCTACTTCGTCAGGTCAAATATTCTCAGACTCTGTAGCTGAAGCCAGCACTTATTATTACTGGGTTCTTTTTGTGTCAGCAGCAGAAGTGACAGGGCCGTTTAACGCAACCGCTGGGACAGTTGCATCGACTTCAACTATTAATGATGCTATTCCTGACGCAACAATTAACGTAGCAAAAATACACAACCTTACAGTGGATATGGCACAAGTTACGGGTACATTAACCGCAGACAAGGTTAACGCTAACTTTATAACTGCTAACATGCTTGCAGCAGATGCTATTGATGCTGCTGTTATTACTGTAGACAATAATATCGAGTTTAGTGGAACAGCATCAGGACTTCATTTTGGTAAGACTTCATTAGGTGATTCTCAAGCGGGAGCATTTTTTGGCCGAGCGGGTAGCGTTACAGGCTTTAGTGTTTCGTCATCGACAAGTGGAATTTATGCCGACTCAGAAGGAACAGTAGCACTGAACAACGTGCGTTTATATACGGGTGCGGCAGGCAGTGCGCTCGAACATGATATCGTTGGCACTTACACTGCTAACCTCTCTCCTCAAAGTACATCCATAACAATCATTGTAGTGGGCGGTGGAGCAGGATCACAAAACAATGCCGCTGGAGGTTTTTGGTCTTATCGGCAACGGGCAGGTAATGCAGGCAACGCTTCTTCCATACAGTTTATGACGGGTTTGAATGGCACAGGTAGCGTTATATCAACTTACACTGCGGCAGGCGGTGCAGCGCAAGGTTATTCAGTTTCAAGTAACGCCGGTAATTATACTGGTTATGCGGGTCGAGCATCGTCCCAAGCAGCAGGCGGAGCAGCTGGTGGCGTAGGTGGAATTGGTTCTGCTGGCACAAGAGGGTCAGGTGGTGGAGGTAACGGTAGCACTCACCTCGATCTATCTACAGGTGGCACACAGACCTACGCTAATGCGGGAACAACTGTATCGCAATTAGTGACTAAACCAACTAACGCACAGAGTGTACGGATGACCGTTGGAGCGGGTGGAACAGGTGGTTATTGGAACTACACTCATCCGAATCCTCAGAGTGACAATTATGTGGTTATCACTCATGCAGGACACAGTGGTGGTGATGGTTTCGTATCTATTGCTGACCCAAACTCAGGCGGTATTGAGGTAGATTTACTATCAATATTAACAAGGCTTAATGCGGCAGGTATTTAACAATAATTACAAGGTTACTTATGAATTACAGCGAATATTTACCTTATGCACGCCCACAAGAAAAGGAGAAGATAGAAGCCATTATAGCGGCGGGCTCAATTAACCAGGCATGTATTGATTTAGGGCAAGACCAGCGTAATATGCGGCGGTCTTTGAAGAACATGAGAGAGCGTGTGGCTAGGGAAGAAGGCTTTGCCCCTGAAGCTGGATTGAATCAGCCTACGGCTCCAAGTGAGATACTTAAAGGTCGCTCGTTCTTGAAGAAGGATGATGAAGGCACACTCACATGGTACAAGACTGCCTTTAAAGAGTCAGAGAATTTAGACATACTGCAAGACTTGTTGAGCAAGGCTGCTGAGAAAATGCAGACCATACCGCTGATCAAGCCGCCATCAGCAACACCCAATGAAGAACTATGTACTGTGTACACACTCACGGATTTCCATTTAGGTATGTTAGCGTGGGAAGGTGAGGGTGGTGAACGATGGGATTTACCGACGGCGAAGTCAGTGATGATAAACGCTTTTCAGGATTTGATTTCACAAAGCCCACCATCAGAGTTTGCTATCTTTAATCAGCTAGGTGATTTCTTACATTTTGACGGGCTGGACGCGGTGACCCCACAAAGCAAACATGTGCTGGATGCGTCAGGTCGATATGGCGAATGCATTGAGCTCGCTATCGAAGTAATCTGCGAAGTGACAGGGCTGCTATTACAGAAGCACCGCAATGTTAAGCTGCTTATGTGCGAGGGCAATCACGATGAATCAGGTTCGATCTGGTTACGCATTGCTATGAATAAGATCTTTGCAGACAATCCTCGTGTCGCAGTGAACACAGAAGCGCTGCCATTTTATGCAGAACAACATGGCGACATTTTGTTAGGATTCCATCACGGACACAAAGTAGCGAACAAACGCTTACCGATGTTGTTTGCCAGTGAGCCTAAGTTTAGAAAGATGTGGGGCGAAGCTGAGTACACTTATATCCACACAGGGCATTACCATCATCAGGAGCAAGAAATTGCAGAAGGCGGTGGCGCAATTGTAGAAAGACATCCCACTTTATCGGCACGGGATGCGTATTCGGCAAGGGGTGGATACGTGAGTTGGCGATGTGCCAGGGCGGTGACTTACCATAAGAAAGATGGTGAGCTAAGTCGGACAACCGCTAAGCCCAGATTGCATTAAAAAAGCTGGCAGGGATTCTGGCAAACCGACCATAAACTACCCGTCTCCACACTAAAAGCTGGCAGAATGATTGTTTTAACTTGTTGATTAATAAGGTTTTTGTATAGGCTACAAGAAGATCGAGTCTCTCCGTCCGCACCATACAACCCTTTGATTCATAAGGGATTTAATTTAGAGTCTGGCAAAATGCTGGCAGAAGGTACACGATTATGTACCTAATTCCCTATTTGTTTCTGATACGCTTCTTCTAATTTAGACCCGTGCCTCGCACCTGTTTGTTGAACAAACCGCGCGTAATGTTTTAACGTGGTTATGCTGGTTTCATGCCCCATTTGTCCCGCAACATATTCTAAGTCTTCTCCAACTTGCAACATGGTCGATGCGTAAGTGTGTCGAGTTTGATAAGGCACTCTATAACGAACTCCTGCTTTTCTAAGTACATCAACCCATTGATCACGTATGCTGTTAGTTGAACTCCAAGGATTGTCTGTGTTTGGATTTGTAAACACAATGTCAGCCATACTTGGCTTTACTGGAAACTTTTTAGGCGCTGGCATTCTAAGAAAGGTGTACTCTTTATAGGCAAGTAAGCATTGCATTGCAGGGCCAACTAAATCGACTGTCCGAAGAGAGGCTTGTGACTTAGGAGGTCGAAACTCATTAGGGCTCGCATCAACGATTACTTGGTCTATCCGAATAGTGCATCCGATGAAATCAACACGACTCCAACATAGACCTCTTATTTCTTCTGGGCGCAGTCCTGTGAAGAACTGAAACATCAGTTGTAATCCGAACTGTCTACGTGCAGCTCTGATGATGGCATCTCGTTCATCCCAAGAGAAGGGCTCAATGCGAGTGGCTTCTGGCTGTATAATCACTTTGGGGCTTTTTAGTTTTTTACCATACAAGGGGTTTACAGCAATAATGCCTTCTTCTATTGCTGAGTTAAGCGCATCTCGCAGAACAGCCACTCGTTGAGAGCGAGTTTTTGCTAGGACATCCATCTTTAAGGCCCAATCCTTAACATCGAGCCACGTTAAATCAACCACACGGATTTTAGCCAAAGGGGTTTTTAATACTTGGCCTTCAATAATTCGTTTATAAAATTTATGAGTGCCAGGGCCGATAGCATAGTGGTTGTTAAGCCAGTGCTTTAAGAAGGTGCCGAAAGTACGGCGATTGGAATATAGTTTTGCTCTAGGGGAGTTAGGGAACGTGGCTAGGTAGTCAAACGTCCCTGCTTTAATGGCTTCATTGATTTGAGCGAGGTGAACATAGCAGCGTTTTAAATTAGCGGGGGTGGGCTCAAGCTTGATTGGCTCGCGTTGCCGATCTTGGGGCGTTGGGTAGCGGAAGACGATCTCGATTGTACTTTTAGAGACTTCCCTGACGTTTGTGAACTGCTGCTTCTTCGGTCTACCCATGCTTCGTAGCCTCCTAGACTTATCAATATCCTATTATCAGGTGCGCGGGAGAATACCTCGTTCTCTTGCCAGACACCTTCACTGATTTTAGAGCGTATAGCAACTTCTGTATAGCCTGACAGTTCTGAAAACTTACTAATTGTTACTCTGTCTAACATGGTGCTGCCTTTGTGTTTGTGTGCTTACGCTATTAGCTCAACTACTATTGAGGGGTGAAAAAAAAAGATGTCGATTATTAAACTGGGGGGCCTTGAGGCGATGTTGAGGTTGAATTGCACCCGAATGAAAGAAAGTTAATTTTGCTTTCTAACACACTCCATTTCGGCCAACAGTCTTTGTCGTTGTCAGTATGTATTATCCACCAACACCAGCAAGACTGCGTGTGCCAATACATCGAACGACTTCGATTGTTGTTTAAATTTTGAACTAACATTATTTTAGCTCCCAGTTATTTTGTCGGTGAGTACCAATCACCATATCGCAAACTATGACATCTTCACTTTGAAGGTCATATATGCAATTGTCTTGCAGTTTCAGAATTTGCGTAATTCCCTTTTCGCTATAGAAGAAGCGTCCAACAAAACGATTTCCATCGTTAAGTTCTACGAACACTTCAGCCCCAGATTGTGGTTTAACACGATTGGAGCATACGATAAATGAGTCTTTAGCTATGTAGGGTAGGTAGTCATCTACATTAATCTGTACTGCGTAAGGTTCCAAGTCTCCTTGGACTTCAACAGATTGTATAGCGTCAATGGTAGGATTTCCTCTAATTGCGTAGCGCACAGCAATTGATACTTTAGGGTAAAAAGATGTGCGTACTGGTTCCATTAATTCAGGATAAATGTCTGAAGGGGAGACATTCATAGCCTGGGCGAAATTAACAACCGCAGTCATGTTCAAAGGAACTTTACCGAGGAAGTACTGTGATATGGCACTTTGTTGTTTGAGGCCCATTTTTTGGGCAAGTAGGGTTTGATTTAATCCTTCGTCAGCTTTAAGGCGATTATAGATAGAGAGAATACGTTGGACTGCTCGACTTTCTGCTTCGGGCGAAGCATCGGTTCCAACGAGTAAGCTCGCTTTAGCCATTGGGTGTCTTCCTGTAGTTTATATAGTTGTATGGATCTACGCCCATTCATACGTTGCTATGCCACTTCTTCGAGGCATGACGACATTATAAACTCAGCAACCCCACGTTTGTCAATAGCTGAACTACTAAAGGTATCTATGGTCACTTTTTGACTAAAATCAGTGATGATCAGGTTATCTTTAGACCGCATTCCTACAGGCGCTTGCATACCAATCACTAATGCCACTTTACGGCCTTCTTCTTGACGGCTTTTTAACCAATGCAATTGCTGCAAGGACAGGCATGTCTTCATTTCAGTACTGGAACGCTTAGGAGGATTAGACACGTACTTATACTCAATCCACAGGTCGCCACCTGAGCCAGAGTAATACGCGTCCGCTACGCCACCATGAAAATTATCGTTGATCTTCCATTTGTACACAGTTGAGGGAAGCATTTTGTGTATGGCTTTGATGTAGCTATGCTCGTTCATTTTATCTCCAGCTATAAAAAAGCCACCCCGAGGGATGGCTTTTATTGAGGTGCTTAGGCCGCTATAAAACGATTAGCTTCTTTATCATACGTCTGCACACTATCAATGTGGTTAATACCCCAAAAGGAGTCCTCACAAGTCTCCATAATAGATGCTAAACCCATAGCCTCTATTTTCTTTTGGGCTTCTTCTTTTGTTTCAGCTTGAATTACTACTTGGGCAGTGCATTGAACTTCAGCTGCATATTTAGTCATAATTTCCTCCAGAGTTAAAAAAGCCACCCCGAGGGATGGCTTGTATCTACCTACTACCTAGTGGATGGTAGGGTCGGTCATGCCTTGCATGGCAAAGTAAGTAGCGCGGGCTTCAGCGTTCAATTTCTCGTCAGCGTAACCTACCATAGATGCTTTAAACACTTGGTAGCTTTGGCCTTTTTTGTTGGCCTCTTCAGCGGAGGACAACGCCCAAACAGTCGAGAAACGATCACATTTATAACCTGCTAATGCAGTATTCCACGCATCAGAGATCTTTTTGTTGGCACCCGCCATGTAGATTTGGGCTACTTTTGGGTTCTCGCCATTTTCATCTAGCAAAGCAACAGTGTGTAACGCCGTGTCTACAATGTCGTAGTGTTCAGCAATAAGATTGTTATCTGCTATGTGCTGGTTAGCAGCAGCTTCAGTTGGGTGATTACCTTCATAGCCACTTCCGTTCTCACGCTTCTTAAAGATGGTGAACCCAGTCTCAAACTTGAGGTTAAGCACAAAAACGCTGTCCCAGAACTCACCTGTCAGCTTATTGAAAACATGGCCCAGTTCTAAGCCTTTAATGTGCTTAGGGTCACTTTTCTTTCCCACTTCAGGACTCATTGCTTGCGCTAATGCTAGGGTAGGGATAACCATATCTGAGGCGGATACGTTTTCGTTACCTAGACTAGAACCTTGGATAAGGTAAGCAGGCATAACGTCGGCAGATTGGAAGGATACGATTGATTTAGACATATTAGTTCTCACTATTTTAGATTTTGGATTAGTAAGCCCGCAAGAGGGCGGGCGAACTTGATTATTATAGCAGTTCAGCTACTAAAAAGATACTAGCCAACCCGAAGATTGACGTTCTCCTTGGCAAAAGGAACGAGCCCTGGTATAGCATCAAAGGTCTTTAGAAGATCTTTAACGTATAGGTTGGATACTCGTCTTTGCAGCAGCCCTGTGTGACCTTCTGCCATAATAAAGTCATGGAAAAGGCCGTAATCAGCTATGTTATAAACAGTAGCGTCAGACAGGGATACAGTGATGCCGTCAACAGATGTGCGCTCTATACCTTCAGCGTGCATCTTGGTGCGGATCTGCTCTTTTATTTCCTCTAAGCTGGCGGATAGCACTTTTACGTCACGTTCAAGCGCTTGCTTGTCGGTGCGTATGTGCAAAGCCGTATTCAATAGCTCTTTTAAGGTCATATCAGACATACTAACTCCTATGCGGCAAGCGCAAGTTCAGCTTCAGTTTCTTCTTGACTCAAACCATTCATTAAGTCTTGAGCGTATTCCCAGCACTCATTAATCGCATCCCACTGTGGGATAGACTTTTCATCGCGGTTGAGACGAGAGGTATTGGCCTTACGCATCTCAGTAGCAGCTTCAAGGTAATCATCGATCAATGCAGGATCTTCAGCTAACTGTTGAGATAACTCAGACACTCTTTTTACAGCGGCTGTAAATTTCACTTCAGCTGTATCGTCTTTAGTTAGACGATCACGTTCAGCTTTGACAGCTTTTGTAGCCATGTTAAGCACAGTGAGCAACTGATCAAATGATGTAGTGGCTTCAGCTTCGGTGAATGCAGCGTTAAAGTCGATTGAATTAGACATAGGTACTTCCTCTATATTTTAGTTATGCGGCAAATGCCGTGTTTTTCTGAAAAATATCCAACAAGGAACCCATAGCAGCTAATTTGCCGTCTAAGGTATTGTAGGCATCTTCTTCAAATGTATCGCGAGCTGCGATAGTGATCGTTTCTGTCTTACGTTTTTGCCCAGCACGATAGATGCGTGAGTTAAACTGTGAGAACAGTTCGGATCGGTTAGTAGGGCTGGCCCAAATAGTGGCGCAACCTTTCGTGAGAGTCAGTCCGTGACTCGCTGACGCAGGGTGAGCAAACAAGACTTTGAGCTTTCCAGCTTGGAAGGCTTCGACTGCTTTTTCCCGCGCAGATCGTGAAGTTTCGCCGTCAATAACAGCATAGGCAAAGCCCATTTTGTCAGCAATCTTCAGCAATTCCGCTTTTTGGTGTTTCCAATTGAAGGCAACGACTGTGTGGTCGCGTTCTGCAACTAGATCCATAACCAATTGTGATCGAGCCGTAGAAAATACTTGGGTTGCCCCGTTCTCGTCATACACTGCACCTGAACACAGTTGGAGTAATTTCTGATATTTAGCGCCTGCGTGAATAGCGTTGATAATAACGCCAGACTCCGCTTCTAATATGGCTTGTTCTTTAAGGATGATGTAATCCGTTTGCAGTTTACTGGGCAAGTCGATGTACATCATGCGGTTCGTGTTTTCAGGAATGTCGATGCAATCCTCAAAACGATAGCGAATGGTAATGTCATGTATCTTGGCAGCAACTTGATCTTCTGCACCTACATTGTCTAACCATTTAACCTGATTAGGGTTAGGCCCCACCTGTTTTGGGGTGCACACTTGCAGTCTGAAGCCGTAGAAAGACCGACCTAGACGTTCTCCATCGTCAAGCAGCACACAAGGATGCCAGATGTCCGTCACGCTGTTTGGAGTGATAGTGCCTGACATCATTACCCTTCGCTCAAACAGGTCTACAAGGCTGCGTATGGCCCTGCTACGATCTGAGGTTGGGTTCTTAAATGCAGTGACTTCATCCACACAAATCATGTCGAAATCGTGGAGCAAAGAAATGTTAGCGGGCTTGAGTAACCACTTAACAGCATCGTGATTGGTAATCACAATGTCGCATTTGCTATCGAATGCTTGTCGACGCGCTTTGGCGCTTTGTGACGTTGAGATACCCCACGTTAAATCAGGTGTCCATTGGTCAATGTCGTCACCCCAAGCGGGTTTGAGTATAGATAACGGCGCAAGCACTAACATGCGGCGTGATTCTGACTGCTTAAAGGCTTCTAAGACACAACGAGTCTTACCCGTACCTGCGTCAGAGGTAATTAAAGCACGCTCCTGGTTAAGTAAGAACGCAATCGTGGATGCCTGGTGATCAAAGAGAGGCGGTAAGTCGAGCGGCACAGGTAGTGACGTATTTCTTCCGTTCTTCATGAGTCATGTCCTCTAATTTATGGAATTCTTCTGCAGCAATGAAAGCAAAACTTGCGATCAAAGCTAATTCTTCTGCTGCTATGCCATGTTCTTGGCTCTGTTCTTGAAATAATGCTTCGGCTGCGCATGTGGCATAGATTTGTTGGGCTAGTTCGCTCATTGGGCTTCCTCAAAAGCAGGGTGGGTTTCGTAGTCGCTACTGTGCATCACTGCACAGATCGTGATAACGTAAGTGGAATCTTTACGGCTAATAATATCGAAGCGTTGCCTTGCTTCTGCGAGGGACTCGAACACTTCATAATAGTCAGCATCGACGTACCCAATGGCTTTGGTTTGGATTGTCCAACAGACGATCCAGCTGCGCCCTTCATGGCCTGTGCAGATTAGGTTACTCATGATCTATTTCCTCTAGGGCCATAGCACCAAAGGCGGGTTGATTCATTATGTTCGTCATATTCACTTCGAAAATAGATGAATCCACCTGTGCCGCGTGTCCACTTCACACGCTCTAAATGCATTTCTAGGAGGTCAGCGATTGGGTCGTCTTGAAAGGTGTCAAAGGAGTGATTGTTGTAGTCAACATCAATTGAAACACTCCGACTTTCATTGATCAGCTCAATAGAGCAATCGCGATAGTCAAGAGAAAAGTTTTTAGAAGTAGGCTGTTTTTTTAATTTAGTTTTATTGACTGAATACTTTCCAGCATCTTGGCTCCATTCCAGAAGCTCACTAACGTGCGCTCTCGAGTAGTGCGATCTGTAGGCATGGGGGTATTCAACACCTGAAGGTAATTTAGGATAAGACGTACCGCTATAGAGTCGAACTTTCTTAGGTTTCGCATTAAACTCTTTTGCAAAATTAACAGCACGTTGTTCAACGTCTTTGTGAAAGCAGTTAATACTTTTAATTAAGTTAGTTCGGAATTTAGGCCATTCACGCGTCGATAGCTTAAAGCTACCATTCGCTGTTTGATAATTAGACATAATTTTTACTCCTAGTGAGGGGCGTAACGCCATTGACATGCAGGGTTATCGAGTCCTTCTTGCACTTTTGAGTGCGGACACCATTTGCATGAGCTGGCATTGGGGGTAGGTTTGAAATCAACACAAGTGGTGGCTTGGTTGAAGCGAAGGTTATAGCGGTCAAAGAACAACATGGCTTGATCGCGTGAGTAGGCCGTCTTCATAACCTCACCTTTGTCGGTGTAGATCATGTTGGCTTCTACAAACTCAAGTTCAGGCCACTTAATGAAGGTCGATATGACGTAGAGCAGGGCTTGTTGCCCGTGTTTCACTTCGTTGCCGAACTTCCGCCCTGTTTTCCAATCATAGACGATGGCAGAAGTGGGTGATTCAAGGTCAAGCGCGTCTAACTTCATTCTCAGCCAAGTGTTTTCTTCTGACCAGCCCGTCGACTCCCATTCGCGGGTGAAAGCCCAATCTTCTTCAACATGTATCTGCCCATCAGAGTAGCGTGCGCGTAAATCAGAGAATAATGACTCAAATTTCATCAATTCTTTAGGTACGTCATCCGTCCCTTCACCTTTGATGAAGTTTTCTGCTTTATCGTGGATTTCCGTACCGCGTAACGCTGCGGGGCCAGACACATCAGGGCATTTCTCAACTTTACTCAGGTACACATGGTAAGGGCACTGCTCAAAGTTAGACAATGATGAGAATGAGGTGGTTGGGATGAGTCCTAACGGCGCATCGAGTGGGTCAAGGCGGGTCATGCGCTCTCGACGCGCTGATTCTCTGGCGGCTTTAGGGTCAAACACAGTGTTATTGAACTCTAACGGGGCGTCAGTATTTTTAGAGGCCATTTGATGTTTTTTTGGGTCGAATGTGGGTAAGTCGTCCATTAATGCACCTTTGGTTTTATGTTAATGTACTGATACAGGCTTATGAGATGCTGCTTCATTCCGTCTGCGTCTTTTACCATGGCTTTTTCAACTTCACCGATGATGTATTCGTTAAGTAGGGCAATTTCATCACCTTCTTTAAGAGCAATGGGTTGAATGAGATGCCTTACTTCATAGGCTGAGAATTGATCAATGCGTTCCATACAGGCTCCTAAAAGTCGGGTTCAGCTTTTTTGGGTAAGTCGGGTATTTCGACCATGTTAGTGACTCGCTTGTGGGCAGGAATCACATTGGGCGCTTTATCTAAGAAGTCGGTGGCATCGTAGTCAGTGAATTTGAAGCGGGTGACAACATATTTTGCGCGTATGCCGTTTTTACGCTTACGTTCTTGGTTGACATCGTTGCGTGTCAGCATGGTGGCGAACTTCTGACTTGTGGAGTTGCTGTCAGGGTTAAGCACCAAGTACATTGCGTGAGCTTCTGCAACAGATACGTCACTAGGTAGTGTGTTAACGGCATCGTCAATCCATTTAGTCAATGTCTTTTCAGCAACTTGCTTAACATTGAGTAAGTGAGAAGGTGTACCATTGAGCGCATTCATGTTTTCGACAAAGTAGTCGAGATCGCCCTCACGTAAAGCGAAGCAGAACTTCTGATGGACGCCCATACCAGCGACACGCATGTTGCGCTTAGCATCATTCTCTATGCAGGTCGTCGCAGCGAGCTGGTTGTAGTCGAATGCGTGTAAAAAGGCATACAAGTCACTGACTTCATCGCCAAGTAGCGCTTTGATGTCGATGTTGTTGTCGAATAGCTCGGGATAGGCTTCTTTAATCTTAATAGCTTGAGGGAAGCCCACGTTATGTCGTCTATCGCCATCATCTAAACGAGCAACATCGGCGTGGTTACTGAAGAACATAAAGTTGCAGTACATTTTCATGTTTTTGCTTTCTTTATACATGGCGCGTACATCCACACGCTCGCCGCCTGTAATGAGTTTGATCTGGTCGAAGGTGCGCTGGTCTTGTTTGGAGTCGGTAATGTGAAACTCATCAAGGGCAACAAACAACTTGTCAGATAGGTAACTGTTAAAGCTGTCTTCTAATGCAGAGATCGCTTTGATAGCAACATTACTTTCGCCAATCATGGGAGTCAGTATGTAGTTGAAGAACAAACCTTTGCCCGTACCTTGTGTGCCTGAGAAGATCCAGACAGTCTGCAATGGTTCCTTCTTGTCTATGGCAGCAGCTAACCAGTTGATGAAGTGCTCGAACTCTAACTGGGTACTGCCGGTCATGTGCCACATGATCTTGTAGATATTAGGACACAGAGCTTTGAGCATCGTGCCGCCCATGTTATCGGTAGCGCCAACGTCATAAGAGATATTTTGAAACTCAGGGTCTATCCGTTTGGGTTTTTTGACATGCTTGGGAGCGTGATACTTATTGACGAGGCCATTAAGTTCATGTCTGACTGTGGCGGTCTCCATTGGGTTGTACACATAATGGAGTGATTGGATAGGATCAGGCATGGGCTGACCATACTCAGATAACCAAGACTCTAAATTACCGATATTAGACTCGTAGATGTACGTATCGTCGTCAAGACCAGGCAAGATCTCGTCAGCTTTAACGTCATACAACATGGTGTAGTGCTTATCGGTACGTATGTCACGAAAGACTAGGGCAGTCTCGTTGGTAACTTTGTCGATGTTGGTCTTGTAGGTCGCAATAAACTCCGCGTAACTTTCTGGATCAGCTTTTTGAAACTCAAAAGAATCGTCGCCGTTCCAGCAATGAATGATATGCGGAGAGGTTAAGCGAGCCCAATACTTATAGTTATTTGAATTGTCAGAGTTGAAACGCACAAACTCTTCGTCGATGCTACAGATAGTAAGCTTGAATTTATCAGGGTTGACGACGACACGTAATTTACCTTCTTTAGTTACGTAGTCTTTTCGCTTTGGTCGATACACAGGGAGGGTTGCGAGCCTACGCAGTGCATCTAGCCGTTTGTTCTGTATCGCAGTCATCGACTTATCTTCCATCGTGGCTAACTGGCCTGTAATGGGCAGAAGCTCATTAGTCTTTTCTACGAGACAGAATCTTTGCTCAGGACTTTGAAACGGGTCTTCAACGCCGTTGAATATAGGCGGTGAAATGTATATAAGGTGTGAGTTGCTAGCAACACTAGGGTCTAAGATACATTTAGTAGACGTACTTGTATTTGCCAGTTTTAGTTGGGTACTTATTTTTTCGCAAGTAAAGTTAAGGTGGCGAATGTAATCCTTGAGGACTTGAGGGTTAATGGGTGAATCCAGAAGGAACTCGATGTGCACAGACACATGAGATGAGGTGGAGCGCCCCATAGACGATGACGCATGTCCGATATAGCTGGATAGCGAGAATTCAACAGGGAGCATCTCGATCACACGCTCACAAATACGCTCTACATCAAAGCTCCGTAATTTTGATGTAGGGGGTACGTAACCTTCTAAATTTAATTTATCTACATCAAGCATGAGGGTTGAATTTGGTTCAGTTTTATTAGTCAGACCCCCACGGCTTTCTTTAACTAGGAGCTTGGTTAAATTCCCACGAAGCATGACGTGACCTTTGGCAGCATGCTCTACGATAAGGTCGTAGCGCTCTTTTAATGTGGTGGGGCTGTACTCAAAACTATTGAGTTCTTTGATTTTAGGGTTGGGGCTGCTTTTCGTCGCACTAAAGGTTTTACCGATAGGTGTGCCGTTGGCTGCTTCTAAGAAGGTCAGCTTAGTCATGTGTGCTCCTTACTGCGTACAGTGTTATAGAGGAATGTTGTAGCGAGGCCAGTATTCACCGACGCGTGAAGATGGCGTGACCATACAAGGGTCTTGAAGAAAAGCTGATCTATCAGCTTCAAGTCGACGTCGAATAGATGCTTTTTCTCGTCCGTGCCGAGCGGAGAGATTAAGTCTGCAAGCTTGAACTCGAACACTTCCCATGCTTCTTTCGAGTGCTTGCGCCAATTGTTCAGTGGTTAGGTGGTCGAAGCGATCTTTTAAGAAATTCACTTCATTAGCACTCCACAAACTACTTTCTTGGCCCATGCGCTTCCTTTATTTGTTGGATAAAATAGCCCAATCGTCCCTACAATCTTCATCACAAAAGCGGAGCCCTGATGCGAGCGGCTCCCTGCAGTTGTAACAAAAGCCTTTGGGTTGTGGCCCATTGGCTGGTCGGTTGTTTAAGGCGATAGCAAGATAGAGCTCTGATGTTTTTGAAGCATCGTCACAAAAATCGCTCATCAAAAAAATCCCTTTAAATTTGAAACGAACGTCTATCTTATTAGTTGAACTACTATTTCACAATACAGATTAAGCTGCAACTGCAAAATCTTCTAACTTAGCTAACTGCTTAAACGAGTCACCTCGGATAATGGATTGGATTTCAGTCTCCATCCTTAGCTGCTTAGTCATAGGGCACGCACCTTCACGTTGTGTCTCGATGTGAGTCGAGAGGTGAGTCAGTGTGTTGTAGACTTTGTAAGCATCGTTAGGCATTTTGTAGCTATCATGAATTACCTTGATATAGTTCAAGCGAGCTTTGTTAACCTCGATACCCGTGCGTGTTTTACGTGTGGCTAGGTGCTCACTGTAAAAGGCCAGGGCAGCTTCGTCTGATACATGCACATTGCGCATGTGGTTCATCATCTCAGCTTCTTGAGTCAACATCTTAGGCCAAGCTGATGCGACAGCACCCATGACTTCGGGCATTGAGTTAGCAGTGTGCTTTTGAGACATTGAAGTGTTCTCAGCCACTGAGATCATGCCGTTTAGACACGCTAATCGCATAATCATGGCACTAATTTGACGGCGGAACTTCTGATCGTGGCTGTCAATGACTTTGATCTTTAAGCACGCAGGTTCGTTGAGCTGCTTAACGAAGTTGTGGTTGGGTAACACGATTTCAGCGCGGAAACTCGCATCGTTGTTGTAACCCCAGAAATTAGTCCTTGCGTTACTCAGGTCTAATGAAGATCGGAGTAAACCTTGACGTAAACTTTCCCACATCGTATTGAAGTTGGTAGGTCTGTGCTGAGATTTGCCATCGCCAATGACTTGATCGGTTTTGGGGTTTATGACCCAGAACTTATCTAATACTTCGCGCCCATTTCGAGTCTGGGGCTCTTTGATTGGGTCGTAGTTAAGATGCTCGGGTAGAGCTAAGATCTTTTCATGTTCAATAATTTCTATGGAACCCATAGGTATTTCCTCTAGTTATTAGTTATT